GTAAGACCTTTAGAAGAGTTTGAATTTATATGTTTAGAAGAGTATAAAACTAAAGGAGCTTTGGCATACGCAGAAACATGGTCTTTGTGTAATGTTGAAGCTCCAACAAAAGATATTTGGTACAATAAACGTATTGAAAAAATATCTTGGAAAGTGAGTGAACAAATAACAGATCTTCATAAAGGAAGATTATTAAAAACAATCAATTGGGATAAATTATGAAATCAAAAGTATTTAAAAATATTGCATTTGGAATTGTAGGAGGCGCTGCAATCGGTGCATATATCACAGCTGTAATTATTAGCGGATATAGTATTTTTAATGAGACTGGCTCTGCCATAGATTGGTTTATTACTGCAATCGGGTTGCACACATTTGCCCGATTTTTTGAGGATAAATAATGGGGAAGATTATAGTTAAAAATCAACCATGTTTAGACAAAAATTGTGGATCGTCGGATGCCAGACAAATTTATGAAGACGGTACATCTTTTTGTTTTTCATGCCAACAATTCTTTCCAAAAGTAGAAGGTGAGGTATATGTGGATCAAGATGTAAACTATAATAAGCAAAAGAAATTAACCATAGATGAAATTAAAGAATATCCAATAAGAGGTTTTAAAGAAAGAAATATCACAAAAGAAGTTTGTGAGTTCTTTAAAGTAAAAGTATCTTACAATACAGAAGGTGAAATTGATACTCATTATTATCCGTACGATAATGGTAATGCATATAAAATAAGAACATTACCTAAAACATTTAAATGGATAAATAAGTCAGCTTCGCTATTTGGTATTGAGAACTTTCAACCAGGTGGTAAAAGAATTGTTATCACCGAAGGTGAAATTGATGCAATGACTGTGGCACAAGCTTCTTTGAATAAATATAAGAAGATATTTCCTGTGGTGGCATTGTCGTCGGCTGTTATGGCGCATACAACATTATTAGAAGCAAGAGAATTCTTGAGGTCCTTCAATGAAGTTGTATTATGTTTAGATAATGATGAAGCAGGTGAAAAGGCCACAAAAGAAGCCATAAGTATTATTGGTATTGATAAGGTAAAGCTGTGTAGATTACCTTTAAAAGATCCAAGCGAAGTATTCACCAAGATGGGTTCTCAAGCATTGATGCAATGTATTTGGGATGCACATCAACATATTCCAGACGGATTTATCACAAAAGATGAAATCTGGAAGAGAATGGAAGAAAGAAATAAATTACCCGCAATTCCTTATCCTGCTTGTATGGGTGGGTTTAATAAGAAATTGAAAGGTAAAAGATTCCACGAAATTACCTTGTTTATTTCCGGTACAGGCTCAGGTAAAAGTACACTATTACGTGAGAGTATACTGTGCGATATTGAAACAACAGATTACAAAGTAGGAATCATTTCTTTCGAAGAAACACCTGCAGAGACAGGCACCAAGTTAGCTGCCATGTATCTCAACAGGAATCCCGAAGAGGAAGAAATTCCATTAGATGAATTAAAGATAGGTTTTGATGCCGTATTCGACAACGACAGAATTATATTGCTCAATCATGAAGGAAATTTTGCTGATTCAAGTATCCTGGATAAAATTGAGTATATGTGTCTTGCCGGATGCAAGTTTATCTACATTGATCACATTACCATTTTAGTCGCCGAAGGTGTAGGTGATTTATCCGGTAATGAAGCACAAGATAAGATGATGAGCGATCTATCACGAGTTGTACAAAGACATGAAGTTTGGATTGGTCTTGTATCACATTTAAGAAAAGCACATAATGGAGGTAAATCTTTTGAAGAGGGCAAAATACCGGTTCTCGACGATATTAAAGGATCTGGCTCTATCAAGCAGATTAGTTATGATATTATTGCTTTTGCAAGAAATATGTTCGCAGAAACTGAAGAAGAAAGAAACACAATTAAAGGAGCCGTATTGAAAGCTCGAACAACAGGTAAAACTGGACCTGTAGGAAATATGCTTTATTTAGGCTATTCCGGCAGGATTATCAAAGAACCCGAAGAAATCACAAGTATTGAATAAAGCTGATTTTATAAGCAGTATAAGGGAAAATTTAAATTAAAATCAGGAAAACTATGAATAACTATAAAATAGAAATTGACTATAGTAAAGATTCTTTGTTTGATGAAATGGGATTAAGAAGACTTAAAGACTCATATCTAAAAGCAGAGGAAAAATCACCACAAGATAGATACGCTTTTGTGGCTAATGCATTAGCATCAAACCAAGAGCATGCTCAAAGACTTTACAATTACTTAAGTGATCATTGGCTGAGTGCTTCAACACCGATTCTGTCGTATGGTGTAAATAAAACAGGCTTGCCTATTTCATGCTATTTATCGTATGTAGATGACAGCACAAAAGGATTGATCGATGTACTTCAAGAAATTGCAATGTTGTCCGTGTTGGGAGGCGGTGTAGGTATCGGAATCGGCATCAGAGCTGAAGATGAGAAATCTGTTGGTGTACTTCCACACGCAGCTGTATATGAAAAAATCTCAACTGCATTTAGACAAGGCAAAACAAGGCGTGGATCATTTGCTACATATTTAGATATTGATCATCCTAATATTGTGGAATTTGTAAATATGCGAAATCCACAAATGACGGGTGATGAAGATTTTAGATGTTTTGAAATGCATCATGCAATCAATATTACAGATAAATTTATGCAAATTATCGAAGCATGTATGCTTGATGAAGATGCAGATGATTCTTGGGAATTGATTGATCCTCATACAAAAGAAGTAAAACAAGTAATATCTGCAAAGAAATTATGGGAAGATATTATAGATTTGAGAATGAAGACCGGCGAGCCAATGCTTCATTTTATCGATAGAAGTAATGAATTTCTTCCTGCATTTTTTAAAAATAAAGGATTGAAAGTTAGACAATCTAATATCTGTACAGAAATTACTCTTGTCACAGATGCATTGAGAACTGCAGTATGCTGTTTGTCTTCATTGAATCTTGTATATTGGGACTTATGGAAAGATAATCCACAGTTCTACGAAGATGTATGTGAAATGCTGGACAATGCTCTTGAGATATTTATCAAGAATGCTCCACCTGAAGTTCGTAAGGCTGTATTCAGTGCCGAAGAAGAAAGATCAATTGGTATTGGTGTACTAGGATTTCATGCTTTATTGCAAAGTAAAAATATACCGTTTGAAAGCGCCTTGGCCGCAAGTATAAATCATCAAATCTTTTCTAAATTAGATTTCTATACAGCTAACGCAAATAGAAAATTGGCATTGGAAAGAGGTGAAGCGCCTATAGCAAAAGGTTATGGTGTTAGATTTAGTCACAGAACTGCAGTTGCTCCAAATGCCTCTTCAAGTATCATTATGGGTAATACATCTCCCAGTATTGAGCCTTTCAGATCTAATGCCTATAGACAAGATACCTTATCTGGTTCTTATTTAAATAAAAATAAGTATTTAGATAAAATAATACTTGAATATGTAGAGACATTGCCTGAAAATTCCAGAAAAGAAATCTATGATGAAATTTGGGATAGCATTGTTGTAAACGGTGGTTCATGCAGACATCTTGATTTTCTTTCAGAATGGAACAAAGACGTATTTAAAACATTCGTAGAAATTGATCAAGCATGGGTTATTCAGCATGCAGCAGATCGTCAGCCATTCATTGATCAAGCTCAGTCACTTAACTTAGCATTTGTACCAGATGAACAAATTAGTAAAATACACGATGTACATTTTAAAGCTTGGAAAATGGGATTAAAGACTTTATACTACTGCAGATCAGATAAAATTTACAGAGGTAAATCTTTAAATGAAAAAACATCAAGAGTCACTTTTGTTAAAAGTGTAGACGAAACTTGTTTAGCATGTGAGTAACTATGTCGAGAATATTTGAGAAAAGAGATACATTTAAACCATTTGAATATCCGTGGGCTTACAATCTTTGGCTGAAGCATGAGAAAATGCATTGGACAGGTAAAGAAGTAAAATTGCATGAAGACATCAGGGATTGGAGAAAGAAATTATCACAAGAAGATCGTGATTTCTTAACCAGCGCTTTCTTGCTATTTACTCAAAGCGATATTGATGTGGCAGGTGGTTATGTTAATGATTATTTACCACACTTTCAACACCCAGAGCTGAGAATGATGTTGTTGGGCTTTGCAGCTCGTGAGGCTGTACACATCGATGCGTATTCGCACTTACTGGAGACTTTGGGGTTTGACGATGACTTCTATTCAATGTTTCTAGATATTGAAGCAATGCGAGATAAGCATGAAGCATTAGAAGCTATCATTTCATCAGATCAAAGTGCAGAATATCTTCCTGTAAAAATTGCAAGCATTAGTGCATTCACAGAAGGCATGTTCTTGTTTACAACATTTGCTTTATTACTTGCATATCCCAGAGATGGGCAAATGAAAGGTATGGGGCAAATTGTTTCATGGAGTGTATTGGATGAACAAATCCACATTGAAGGTCTAATTGGAATTTTTAAAACAATTATCGAAGAAAACTCTGATTGGTGGACAGATGCTTTGAAATCTGAGCTTTACTCAATTGCAGAATTGATGTTGGCATTAGAAATTTCATTCATTGAAGAAGTGTATAAAGGTATTAAATCACCAAGAATCCCTAAAGAAACTTTGATTGACTACGCTAAGTTTATTGTGAATAGAAGATTGTATGAGATGGGTTTAAAAATGTTGGAAAATGGAATTAGCAAGAATCCATTACCGTGGATCGATTCTATGATTAATAGTCAGAACCACGAAAACTTCTTCGAGACAAGGGCCACAAGTTATGCCAAAGGTGCATTATCAGGCTCTTGGGTTGATGTATGGGGTCAATACTCATGAAGAGAGCTTATTTCTATGAATTAGAAATTGGAGATGAGTTTGAATTTAATAGTAATAAATATGAGAAAATTACTCAAAGAACAGCTTTATTATTGAAATATGATAAGGTATTTTATTTTGGTTTAAAAGATATGTGTAAATTAATAGGAAATGAAAATGACAAATGAAATTCAAGAAGGCAATGCAGTACTGGGTGAAAACGTGGTAATCGAAGGTTTGGATATGCAAGCAACCGC